CTTTATTTGGTATCAAATCCAAATTTAAAAGACCTCTAGCCTATGATGCTGAATTCTGCAGTTCTCGATTTTGGCCTGTTACTCATATGGGCCGCGAAACTTGTGTTTTATCACCTAAAATAGGAAGAATTCTGTCGCGGTTGGGTTATACTATTCCCAAGGATGCGAAGAATTTTAATCATTTAGTGCACCTGAAAGGAGTTGCACTTGGATTACACAAGGATTGCCATTTTTTACCTTTCATAACCGAATATCTGTCGGCTTTATTGCGATTGACTGCTCAATGTACTAATGTTACTGCTATTTCTCCTCCTCATAAATTTCATAATGAATATTTGATGTCCTGCAACAACAAAACAAAAGATATGCTGCAATACTTGTATGGTTTAAGTGAACAGGATCTCACCCAGTGGCGGGCTATGTGTCAACATATACATAGTTTACCCGTCTCCATTGATAATTCTATAACAAGACGTATCCTAGCTAAGGATATAGAAGGCTGTTAAGCCTTGGGACGCGCCGGTCCTCAAGTTCACCTTGAGTGCTTAAAATAATGCCTCAATGGTGTGGCGCGTTAGGACCGTGAGTTGATTTTCTTATTTTGGAAACTCCACGCTTTCGTTTATTTAAAAACATTTTCTTTTATTTCTTTCTTTTCTTTCTTTTGTCTCCTTTTATTAACTTTTTTCTTGATGTCCTCTAGTTCTAAAGACGGTAAAATTTCTAAAAATACTAAACGTCGTCTCAAGAAGAAAATTGTCAAACAACTTTCGAATAATACTAATATGATTAAAACTGGTAAGATCGCTCGTCAACGAATTTCTAAATTGAAAGGTCGTGGTGGCGTTTTTTCTGATATGTATAACTGGATTAAAACTAAAGCCCCTCCTGGTATGTGGAAGGGCATTGGTGAATCTATTCTTGGTGAGCCTGGTGGTGCTATTGGTGGTCTAATTTCTAAATTGACAGGTTTTGGTGATTACAAGGTCCGATATAATTCTTTTCTCCCGGAAGGCACTGAAGTGCCAACTTTTGGTGATATGTCTAGTGCGACTATCATATGCCATAGAGAAATGATTGGACTTGTTGTAGCCCCTACTGATCCTAGTGCTTTCAATCTGATCCGCTATCCTATTAATCCAGGGTTAACTTCATTGTTTCCCTGGTTAAGTAAGATAGCCCCTCGGTTTGATTCTTATGAGCTTCTAGGTGGTGTAGCCGAATTCAAATCTTTGTCCTCCAATACTAGTACTACGTTGGCTCAGGGTATAGTCACCATTATGACTAATTACGATGCGACGGATGATGATCCAGTCGATGTACAAGCTATGGCCAATACCCAGTATACAGTTTCAGGCAAACCTTCCGTTGACATGTTGCATGTAGTGGAATGTATGCCCTCGAAAAATGTCCTTCCTCGACTTCATATTCGAAGCGATGACCAGAAAGTACCATCTGATTTATTGTTTTATGACCTAGGTAATATGTATTTGGCCACACAGGGATTGCCTGCGACAGCCGGACAAGTTATTGGTGAGTTTTGGTTCACATACCGTGTGGCCCTTTACAAACCAATAATGCTCCGTACTGTTTCTACAGTCACTGCGCGGACAGATTATTATAACATTGGTGGTTCCAATCCTGATTCCGGTGCTAATGCTTATTTTGGCTTAAC